CATAAAAGTTAAGTTTCATTGTAAATGATAAGGTCCAAATAATTGTACGTCTATCTTCAAACTCTCCCTCATAATTATCTTCAAATGATACCGAATCTAAAATAATAGGCAGATCATTTTTAATATTCAATTGAGGAATTGATTTCACTGTTAAATTATAATCAGGATTAAAGTATGGCAAAATTTGTTCTATAATTTGCAATCCATCATCTTGATTCTTAACGTAAACATATAGTTGTACATTAATATTATACGGAGTCGGTGCGTATTGTGAATCTAAAGTATTTGAAGTTGAATTAACTGCTCTGCTTTGTTGTACTGGACTTATTTTACGATTATAATCGTAATTCATAGTCGTCATCTCAAACGCCATTCTGGGCACAATAATTTGTACGCTGCGATCGTCAACATTTGGACGCTGCTGAATTCTAGCTAATGCTTTAGATTTACTGGCATAAGATAGTGGAACTTTTAATATTTGAATAATATTGCCGTCAGCATCTCTTCTTTCAACATTAATATTGTTGAACATATTGCCAAACGCAACAATTGCCTTTCGGATTGTTCCCCAATAAAATCTTTGGTCTAACATTATTTAAATACCTCTCCGAATGGATTTCTTTCACTAAAATCTAAAATGTCTGCAATATTAGTGTCAAAATCTTCGTTTCGTGCGCCACCATCATCAGCATGCAATGTAGAATATGATTCGTTGATGATTGGAGATTCACTATTTGTTTCAATAAGTAATTCATCGCCATTTTCCTGCAGTAACACAAAATTGCGAACATCTTCATTTATAATGTCGGGGTATGTATCAATTTCAGCAATGCCCGTGTTAATAACTTCGCTTGAGAACTGCATCAATTCGCAAGTTAATTTGTAGACATAAAGTTTACCAACCTGATAGAAAGGTTTATCGCCTTCTACTTTGCGTATTTCAAAATATGATTTTGTTAATGGGAAGAAAAGAATGTCGCCTTCAGCTGGTCTGTTTGCCAAAACAGTATTGCCGGTATTACCAGCAACCTCTAACCAACGTTTTCTCGAGACAACAAAATTAGCACTCTCAACGGTTTCTACACCAAATCTAGATAAGAATTCGCCTTGCCCCTCAAAACCAGTATTACTTTCCAAATACATCTCAATAGGATAAGCATGTTCGTAGTTGTTTAACGGATCTTCGCCCAAAATACGATCTTCATTGTATGCTTTGCGAGGTAAATAGTATAATTCAAAACCATAAATCTTCATACATTCTATGATTAAGTCTTCATAGATGTTTTGTTCAGAAGAACGTCCCATAGGAACGCCGGATTGAAAATATGGATTTACGGTTGCCATTTTATATTATGTTTCTATTGACAATCTATTGACACGATGTTAGTATATGCTATGAGGCTCAGTGATAAGAAGCATTCTTTAACCAACGAACATATCCACAGGCAATTCGAATCTAGACTGTATTTCAGTTTCAATTTGTCTAATTTCTTCTGTTGCTTCCTGATAGATAATCTCACCGTTTAATGTTACTCCTCCAGGAAGTTGTACACCTGCAAACTTCTTCAAATTATTACCCCATTGTTTTTTAATTTGGGCGGTAGCATATCTTTTTAAGAACATATCGTTATATACATCGGTATAAACATCTGGGTCTAATATTCTCCAGCATTCCACAATAATATATGTACCCGGGACAACATCTGCTACCCAATCCATATCAATATGTAACCTATTCATATGTCTATTGAATCGAATTGGTTTCTGTCCTACAAGTAATTGATTAATTAATTCAAGTTCTTGTCTAACTGCAGTATAGTATATCAAATCTGTAGACATTAAAGTATACAAATCATTGATTAAAATTTGGTATTTAATATCAAAGATGTTAGTTCCCGTAGACTTATTCATAAACGGAAATACTCTCTCAACCCCCACTACCGCATTTGATATTTCAATATATTGATTAGATATATTGTTAGCTGTTATTTCATGCTTTAGATATAATTTTTCTACAGCATCGAAGTGATACTCACGGAAGAATTGAAACGCATCATCAATACGATCTTCAACTTGATCGTCATCCACGTTTATCTCGATTACAGGCGCACCCAATTGTCTTAGGCAATAATCTTTTAATTGTTCTCTAGATGTTACGCTAGCCATTATCGAGTTACTCCTGGGTTAATGGTTACAATACCTTCTACTATTCTTACAACAATATCTGCTATATTTGCTTCTATATCATATATGTATCTACCTGCAATTATGTTTGCAGTTTGACTTGCGGTTAACGAGATTGATACGTTACCTGTTGTTGCATTGGTAATATTTGCAGTAAATGTCGTAGCATTTGCGCTAGAATATGATCTACGCATTTGGCTACGAACACTATAACCTGCTAATGATATTGGATTTTTACTATTATCCAAAAATTGGATATTGGCACTAAATGTTGCGCCTTGGTCTATTACTAAATTTTTAGTTGTTGCCATTTATTATCCGCAGTGGTAAGTGCAAGCAATTAGCTTAACTTCGGTTGGTGATGAGAATGTAACATTTTCTCTTGATTTTGCTACAGTGTAATTACGCATTAAGTCATCACTTTGTTTCATGCCTTTACCTGGAATTGAAGATGTTGTAATAAAATCGCCAATCTCAATATTTCCATTTTCTCCGCATACGTTAATTAAACCTTCTCCCAATGCGTTAAATGTACAAACATTGTTATCATTCATTAATTCTTCATATTCAGGTTTTAAGGTTTCCACTGCTGGCATTTCCTTTGATATAATTTTTCCGTCTATTTCTATTTCTTGGGTGTTTATTGTTTTATTCACAAGCATGCTAGGTAAACTACCGGATGAATTTTGAACAAACACACCTATTACTGATTTTTGTTGCGACGCAGTTGATTTTGTAACAATCGTTAATGCATTGTTCATATCACCTTGTATAACAAACGGAGTATCTATTACAATATCCCCAGGCTCCATTGTCTCTGTTTTGGAATATAACCCCAAGTGACCGCCCGTAAATGTTACTACCGCACCATTAATAACAACTTTACATCCTGCTTCAAAATATGACGATCCTCGTATTATCCACAATGCTCGGCCCAACTCGTTAGTTGGGCTGTATAGAGTTCCAGCTGCCCCGGTTCCATAACTATATCCTGAAAAATCTGATCCTATTCTAACTAATGAGGTATTTACGTCAATGTTACTATCACTTAAAGATTGGCCGGCCGCGCCTGCTGTTCGAATTACTGCTATATTTTGTGCAAATGACGCAAATTCTGCTGCATAATTATTTGGTGAACCTAAGGCTGCTGACTCGCCGGTACTTAATGAATAATTTAAAATAGCTGAGTTTTTTATACCCCAATATCCGTTAGGTAATATTCTATTTCTAGCTAGCATCGCGGTTCCCCGCTGTACTGATAAAGCATACAATGAAGCAGTGGCCTGAGTAGATATTAAATTTGTTGAATTTAAATCAGTTGCTATTTGTACAGCTTGATCTTGCGGGATTTCGTTGCCGTTTGAGTATGCTGCAAGACTGGCAAATCTTGACATATTGTAGAAGGATCCTGCACGAAGACTTCCACCTAAAGATGCCTGCGTTATGAAGCTAGAATATGTGGCATCTCTTCCTCGAACTGCATGGAATGCGGTAAGGTCTTTATAAATCGCGTCCGAGTCTCTTCCAAAACTTGCAGTAACAGTAGGAACACCGCATACTAAACCAGGTGCACCATTTTTAGATTCGAATAAGCCACCATACACATTTGCTACGGTGCTTGATCCTAGAACAACTGCATTTGCGGTTTGTGATCCGCTTGCACCAACCTTAATACCCGATACCGCACCCAATGAGAATTGATAACCAGTTGCTAATGCAGTACTACCTGCTCTTAATTTATCTAATGTTACACTGCCTGCTGCTATTTCCGAAGCAGTGATTGCGCCTGCGGCAATTTGTGTAGATGTAATAGAATCTGTTACTATCTTATTTGCGGAAATTGTGCCATCGACAAGCAATCCCCCGCTAATAAATGCGGAAACAGATACCCAAGCAGCGCCGTCCCAGAATCGTGTTTGTGTAAAACTAGATGAGGTAACAGGAGTTGCATACAATGTTACTTGATCTCTTACAACTTTTGTTAACCCTGCGCCAGTAATTACACCGTTTGCAGTAGTATCATTCCATGCACTTAATCCAGCAACACCGCTTGAGAATACGCCGCTACCTCTAGCACCGGCTGTTCCATTTGTACCGTTTGTACCGTTTGT